CTCCACGCCGGGGATCTGCCGCAGGTAGCGGATGATCTCCTGCTCGATGGCATCCCCCAGGCGGAAAATGCGCTCGGTACGCGGGCTGTGTTCCTCCGGCAGGCAGCCGCGAAACTGCAACCACAGGGTGCGGCCGTCGGCCTTGCCGATCTGCGACATGCCCAGGTGGCCGCGGCCGGCGCGGGTGGCGATATCGGCGGTGATGGCCGCATCCAGGGCCGCCAGGATCGGCGGCGGTTCGGGGAAGAGGGGCGCGTCGGCGGGCAGATCAGCGGCCGGCACCGGTGCAGCCACCGGCGTTTGGGGCCGTCCGGCTGGGGGCGCCGCCGGGGTCTGCGCCGTCATGGTGGCAGCCGCCGCCGCGGCCTCAGGCAGGGTCAGGCTCATAGTCAATCCTCACGATGTCTTTCCAACGACTGGCCACATCCACCAGGATGCGCCGTGGCGGGCGTAGGCTTTCCTCGCCCAGGTCTAGCCACCCGGCGGCCTGTTCCGGGGTCATGGGCGAGGTGCCGCGCGTGGTGAGCGAGGTCCATTCCAGGGCCGCCTTCTGCCCGGCATAACCGCCATAGCCGATCATCAGGTTGCGGTAGAAGGTCTCGAACAGGCCGCAGTGATAGGCCAGGCGCAGATAGGGCTGGCCGTTTTTCTGGCTATAGGCGACGCGCCAGGACAGGCGCTCGACCTCGAAGGCCTCATAGCGGCGCTCGCTGGAGATCAGCCCGCCGCGCTGGGCCGTCGCCTCGTGGCGGATGAACAGTTGGCCGCACTGCTCGCACTTGACCGCCGCGGTGGGATTCTTGTGGCCGCAGCCGTTGACGAACCGGCTGGCGGCCGGATCCCAGTCGCCGCAGCGGCGATAGGCCGCCTCCTGATTGAGCAGGGTGCCGCAGGCGCTGCAGGCTTGGGCATCGGGCTCGTTGATCCGCCCGCAGGCCGGGCAGGGCTTGGACTTGCGGGCCTTGGGTTCCCGTTCATCGGCCTGATCCACCGGCCCCAGGCGCTCGATGTTGCCGCCAAAGTCGAGGATCAGGCAGTCCGTCTTGCCGGTCTCGGGGGAGAGGCGCAGCCCGCGGCCCACCATCTGCACATAGAGCGCAGCCGAGCGGGTCGGTCGCAACAGCACGATGCAGTCGGTGCGCGGGCAATCCCAGCCCTCGGTGAGCACGCCGACGTTGCACAGGGCCGGGAAGACCCCGGCGGCGAATTTGGCCAACAACTGTTCGCGTTCCCCCGCCGGGGTCTCGCCACTGACGGTAGCGGCCAGGATGCCCCGCCGCAGCAGGGCCTCCTGCACCAGCCCGGCATGCAGGATGGACACGCAAAAGAAGACGCTGGCCTGGCGCCCAGCGGCATAGGCCGTCGCCTGCCATTCGTCGAGGGCGGCATCGATGATGCCCTCGGCGGTGGCGCGTTCCTCCAGTTGGCGCTCGTTGAAATCGCCGGCGGTGGTCTTGACGCCCTCGGTGTCGATGCTGCCCGTGGCGGGCGCCAGCGAGGTCAGGGGCGCCAGGTAGCCTTGCTGGATCAGCTCCAGCATGCCGACGTGAAAGGCAAGATCGGCAAAGGGCTTGCCGGGGCCATAGATGCGCCCCTGGCCCAGGCGAAAGGGCGTGGCGGTGAAGCCGATCACCACCAGGTCTTCATACTGCCCGCGCAGGGCGCTGATCAGCTTGCGGTAGCGCCCCTCATCCTTCACCGAGATGCGGTGGGCCTCGTCGATGATCAGAAAGGTGAACTGCCCCACCTCGCTCACCACCGGGGCGATGGTGTCGCGGCTGGCGATGGTGATCGGCCGCACCTCGCGTCTGCCCAGGCTGGCGGCAAAGACCCCCACCGGGGCGGTGGGCCAGACATGGCGCAGCTTGGCCTCGGCCTGGCTGATCAGCTCCTGGCGATGGGCCAGGATCAGCACCGACACCCCCGGGTACTCGGCCAGCAGGCGGCGGATCAGGGCGCAGAAGATCACCGTCTTGCCCGCCGCCGTCGGCAGGCATACCAGCGGGTCCTCGCCCTGGCGCCCAGCCGCCCACCAGGCGAACAGGGCATCCAAGGCAGCCTGCTGATAAGGCCGCAGGTGCATTAACGCTCCCAGGGCCGCTTGGGCGCGCCAGCGGGCGCCTGAGGCTGCGCCTGGGGCGGTGGCATGCGGCTGGCCTGGGGCGGGGTGGGCGGCACCTGGGCGGGTTCAGCGGGCCGCTGGGCGGCCGTTGGGGCGGCCTGAGCTGGGGCGGCATGAGCGGGGGCCACCGCCCCGGGCAGGGGCTTGTACCCGCGCAGCCGGTTGCTGTCCTGGTACTGGCCACTCTTGTCCTTGTCCACCTTGACGTTGCCGATGAACTCGCGCCCCTCCATGGATTGCAGCATCGCCATGGACAGGCGCTCGTTGCCGGTATAGCCGCAGGCCATCGCCCAGGCCTTGATGCTGCGCTGGGCAATCGTCACCACCTCGGGGTTGGCGTGGCTGATGTTGAAGATTTCAAAGATGCGCCGGTTGTCATGCGCGCCGCCGATCACCTGAAACTGCGCCTTGATCATGCGATTGCCCGCCTTGCTGTAAGTCGCCTCCACGCCGACGCATTGCAGGACATAGTCCCCCGGCGGGATCGGCTCGAAGGGAGGCGCCTCTTCCACGGTAGAGAGATCGATATCCAGGTCGTCGTTCAGCGGATTGTGGGCGTGGGTGTAGTAAGTCATCGTCAGGTCCTCGGTGAGTGCTCGTTGGTGGGTGTGCCGGCCGCGTCGTGATGCGCGGACCAAAACAGGCCCCAATCCAGTTCCATGCGATCGGGAATGTTGAACCGGCGCTTGGCATCGAAAGCCGCCGAGCGCTGGGTATAGAGCAGGCGCTTGCCGTAAGAGCGCCCCTTGGCCTTGCCCTCGACGCCCGGCAAGGGCTTGCCCTTGCTGTCGGTGGGTTGCTCCACCCGGGTGTCCCAATTGGCAAACAACACGTAATCGGCCCATTCGCGAAACAGCGGGTCGGTGCGCTTGTCGAGCTTGAGCATGTAGCGATCAAAGGCCTCATGCTCGGGGTCATTGAACGGCTTGATCTGGGCATGGGCGACGACAATGATGTTCATGCCCTTGGCATAGAGCGCATCCAGCGCGCGCAGCAACTGCGAGAACTTCTCCTGGGCAAACACCCAGCCCTTGCCGTAAGGGATGCTTTCAATCGAGGCTACTCGGTTTTCGATGCACACCGCATCGCGGGCGATCTGTTCCGCCCAATCGGCCGAGTCAATCACCAGCGTCTTGAACTCATGCGGCTGATCGTACAAAACGCCAATGGCATCCATGATGTCGTTCCAGCTTTCCGGCATCGGAAAGCGCGTCACGTCCAGGTGGGCGGTACCATCCTCGGCACTGATAAAGATCGGCGCCGGCGCGCAGGCGGCAAAGCTCGATTTGCCAATGCCGTCCACGCCGTAGATGACGATGCGCAAGGGCCGTTGCTGGCGGCCAACCACCAGGTTGGCCAGGTTCATGCGGGTGCTGTTATTCACGCCATCCCCTCCAGCAACTCCACCTTCACCGCCGGCTTGGCCGGCTTGGTGACAATGGCCTTGAGGCATTCGGCATAGAGATTGGGGGCCTTAGTCGCGATTTCCTTCAAGCCACTGACGGCGACCTCATACTTGTAGCGGATCACCGTGTCCGTCACCCAATCCGGCAATTGCGCTAATACCCCCTCCCAATCCTTCACCAGGGTTCGCGTCAGACTGCCGGTGGTGGACGCCTTGAAATAGGCGGTCTTGATGGAGGTGGTACCCTCCTCCTTGACGCCGATCAGATCGATCAGGCGCGTCTCGACCTCGAGCCGGCGCTGGCGGGCTTCCTCCTCCAGGCGCTTGGCTTCCAGCAATTCCCAGGCAACAAAGTCGATGTCAGTTGGTGTATGCGCGATCGGTGCGTTCATGGTCAGGTTTCCGGTTGGTTGATGAGATGGCCGTTGAGGGTGTCGAGGAGCTGCGCCAGGCCGTCGCCCAATTGCGGCAGCCAGTCGGCCTCGCCTTGATCGAAGGACAGGCGTCCACCTTTGGTTTCCAGGGTCCAAAAGGCCCCGGAGCCTTCGTCTTCTGCAATGATGGTTAGAAAGGCATTGTCTGAATCGGCATAAATGCCGACCTTGATGCGGGCCGTGTAATCTTTGGGCAGGCGTGGCAGCGGACGGGTTTGCGTGGTTGTAACAGGCTTGGCTGGCACCCTGCCGGCCTTGCGGCAGTGGCCATTGCAGCCGTGGTGTTCGGTCGGTTCATTGCGGATGTCGGTTTCCTTGGCCTGAATTTGATCGCGATAGAACTGGCTCAAGGGCGGATAGGCAGGATAGGTAACGGATGGCGCTTCGTCTTCAATGCTCTCGGTAGCGTCAACGATCTCGGGTAAACCCAGGGCGGCAGAATCANNTCAGGCTGGTGGGGCAGTGCTCCTCCAGGCGGGGCTTGGGTGTCAGCAAATGGACGGGCAACTCGCAGGCAATCGGTTGCGCCCGGGGTGCCCTGGGCTGACAGACCTTTTCCTTCCACGGATGGTTATCCGCGGGCTTATAAGGCGTGCGCGGGGAATCGGGGTTTGCCTTGATCCGCCACACGTTGAAATTCCTTTCCGCCTTGTTCTCGACCAGGCCCTGATCGCGCATAAGTTTCAGCAGGCCGCCAACTTGCCAGGTGTTGAGGTCTTCAATCGTCGGCAGGGCGGTGATGATTTCCTGGGAGGAGAGCCAATCCTCCCCATTCTGTTGCAGCGTCACCAAAATGGCGTCTCTGGTCCGGGCGCTGAATTCGCGCTGCTGATCTCGCAAGGAAGTCATTTCACACTCCATTCGATGATGGCGGGAGAGGTCCAGGCGATGGCATGGAGTCGAATGCGCGCCTGGGGATCGACAGCCGAGGTGGGTGCGGACTTGACCCAGGGAACGCCATTGGTGGCGGTGCATGCCGTAATACGAAAACCAAGATGGCGCATTTGGCTGGCGTATATCATGGCCGTGCGCGCGGCGCGGGTAGTGGCGGTGTTCATCAAAACCTCCAAAGAGTGCGTGCGGTCTGGTATTGGTACTGTTCGCGTGCTTCTCGATACTCCTGGTCACAAAGTTCCAGGAGGTCGGATGCGATGGCGTTGCGGTCTTCCTGGGTCAGGCGGTTTTCGATCCAGGGCGCCTGGCGCCCGTGGCAATCCAACATCTCAAATTCGATCTCCGGCCCTTCGGCGGGGGCATGCCAGGTCGCCGGGGTGTAGGGCACAAAGGAGGTGACCCTGGCAATGGCTGGTAGGCCACCAAGGACTCGGATGGGGTAGTCGGTCATGTCCGCCTCTCCCAATGCCGGCAGGTGGCCTGCCCTTTTGTTGGCAGCCACATGTCGATGCACTTCCATTTACGTCCGACCTCGCATGGCGTCGTGGGGTAGCCATACCAGCAGGTAGCGCAAATCCGCTCATCATCCAGCCCAGCCGCCTTGCGCTGTTTGGGCTTCAGCCATCCGCGGTGAATACGGGTGAGCTGCTGTTGGGCTTTCATGACTGCACCCTCCTCGATGGCACTGCGCCAGCAACCCGCACCCTTGGCGCACGCGGGGTAGCCGCCCGCCGATGGCGCATGGCCAGGCGGGGCCAGAGGTGGTCGGTGATCAGGCCGATCAGGAAAAATAGGATGCAGAGACCGCCGCACAGGGCGACCACGAAGGTGAAGGAGGAGCAGAGGGTCATTGCCAACCCTCCGCGGCTAGGCTTTTGCCTTGTCCCATGCCGAGCTGCATGGGGGCTTGGCACTTCAGACCGCACAGGCCCTTCATAACGCAGCTATCCCGCCAATCGTCAAGGTGCGTCCGGGCGCGGGGCCAAACCCCGAAGCCGTAGCGCTTGGACATGCGGAGGAGAAAGTGGACCTCGGCGGCCCACTCGTGGGGATGGGGGAAGAGAGGGAGGGCGGTGGTCATGACTGCGCCCTCTGGGCCTGGAAGGCGGCCAGTCCATCCCTCCAGTTACGACACCGCGCCAGGGCGGTGGTGACGCAGCCCATGCGACCGCAGTAGTGACGGCCGCGGTCATGGATCAGGAAGTATTCAGCGCAATCCTTGCACCTGGTCTTGATCCAGGCATCGTTAGCCTGGCTGGGCGAGCGCCAGCTATGTGAATGGCGGACCTGCTCGCTGATCGTTCCAAACCTATCTGCTCTTGGCATCTTCCCCTCCGGCCCGCCGGGATGGCGGGGTGTTGGGGAGTAAGATACAACCAGAATAGTAAAGAGTCAACAATCCTGGTTGTATTTTTTGGTAAGAGCCATCCTTCACCTTATCTTCGGTGTTCACCACGATCAGGTCGCCATCCCACAAAGACGGCTGCATGCTGTCGCCCGAAACCCGCAAGGCAAACAGCCTTTCCGCGCGTAAACCCTCCTCCTTCAGCCAGTCGGCTCGGTAGTACACCGGCGGCCCGTTGCCGTCCAAGTGCTCGACGGTGAAACCCGTCACCCCCGCCGAGACCTTGAGTTTGACCCGCTCGATGGGGACGAACTCGGGGCCAGGTTCTGTGGGTTCGAGTTTTTTCTCGCCACTATCAAGCCATTCTGCTGAAACGTTCAAGGCCATCGCAATGGCGACAATGTTACTGGTGGCTGGAGATCCCCCAGACTCCAGCTTACTGATCATCTGTTGGGACATACCTGAAGCATCCGCCAGTTGCGTCTGCGTCATACCGGCAACTTTGCGCGCTTGTCGAATGCGGTCACCTAGATTCATGAGACAACCATAAAACTTAGGTTGTACCACTTCAAACAACCATGGGTGTTGATTTTCTACCAATGTGGTTGTATGCTGTGGCTCATGAACACCGTCATCGCCAAAGCTATCGCCCTCGCCGGCGGGCAAAAAAAGTTGGCATCTGCCTGTGGTGTCAGTCAGGCCGCTGTTAGTAAGTGGCATCTGGGTGGCACTGTCAGTGCTGAAAATGCGCTGAAGATCGAAGCAGCAACTGGGATATCCAGGTCAAGGCTTCGTCCAGATCTTTGGGGCACAGATTCAGCCCATGCCGCAGCCTAACTTCACCCCCTCACCCCCTATCCGCCACCATCGGCGGGCCTTGCCAGGTCGCAACGCCCTGGCCTTTCTCTTGCAACAACACCCCCCACGCCTCTCCCTGACGCGCACCAGGGGGGTTGCTTTTCCGCCGCCCTGCCCCGTGGCGGTCGTAGGTCGTAGTTACGGGCCTTTCCTCCCTTGGTGGTCTTCACGCCCAACCCCTGGGCGTGTCTTTTTCGCTCCGGGGTAGCTCATGCAAGACAAGCGTGTGGATGTATGGATGGACTGCCCGCTTTATATCGCCATCAAGGCGCGTGCCGGCAAGAAAGAGCGCACTGTCTCCGCGCATCTGCGTTACCTCGCCAAAAAGGACCTTGAGCAAAGTCTGGACGAGGAAGACGAGCAGGACATGGGGAGAGACCGGGTAAAAGAGGGGGAAGATTGATGCCCCGCACTAAGTACGTCGCCCCGATGCGCATCGGCGCGGTGGATTACCTGGCCGACCTGGGCGCCGAGCACGTCCTGCTGCGCCGCACTTGCTGCGGCAAGTTCGAGAAACATTCCCGTCACCAGCTATGGCGTTCGGCCAAGGCCAAGACGGAACTTTGCTGGCACTGCTACCTAGTGTCGCGCAACTGCGCGGATCGGCCTCGGGCCTTTCGCCCGCGCGATCTTAAGCTCGACCCACAAGCCCTGATCGGTAACGGCGACACGGAACTATGGAGCTGGTTGCTCGCTTGCACGGTGCCTCAGGGACTGCGGGAGGCGACATGCTGATTGCGTTTTTGGAAGTAGCCGGCCTGGTCGCCGCCGCCATTGCGCTATTGGCCGTTATCAACTGGTGGAGCCTAAAACCATGAACATGACCGCCTTGGGATTGTTCGTTTCCGGCGCCCTGTTCGGCGGCGGCCTGGTGGCTTGGGTAGCCTTTATGGGCTGCTTGTTCTACTGGCGGGAGTCCGAGACGACCTCGCGCCGCGAGGGCCTGGAACCATGAGCAAGATGGCCGTCAAGCACATCCTGGAACGGATCAAGCACGCCACGGCGGATTCGTCCATCGCGGTGTTCACGATCAAGCTCAATCCCTCGGGCCTGCTGGACGCCGTCTTTGCCGCGACCGTCGCCAGCCAGCAACGGCTGCGCGCCGGGGACCCCGCTCTCCTGGGGGTCTGGTGGGGCAAGGATCATCTGGCCTGGGCCAAGGGGGTGCTGGAAGCGGCCTCGTTGGCGGTGAGCGCGGACTACGCGCCGGCCCAAACCGAGGCGGCCGAGGCGGCCTGACATGGACGACGCCGACCGCGCCGCCTTGGTCGAGGAGCGCCTGATGGGCGATCATGAGCGCCAGCTTGCCGCGCGGCGCAAGGCCGACAGCGGCCGGTGCGATCTCTGCCGCAGTCACCTCCCGGAGGAGCGGCGGCTGATCGGCCGGTGCCTGCCCTGCGAGCAACAGCGGGCCTGGGCCGATCACCTGCACGAAGTCGCCCGACGGATGGCAATGGGCAAGCAAGGGGTGGGCGAGCTGTGAGACCCGAGCAAGTGGCCTGGACTGCAAGCAACTGGAACGCCTATGTCGAGACGGGGCGCAGCCGTGCTGAGCGCGCCAAGCGGCTGGCGGAGGTGCCGGACAATCTTAGGGAAGAGGTGGAGGCGCATGTGCGGTGTGCCTTCGCCATTAGGCACGGTTCCGGCAAGCGGCGTCAGGAGTTGGAAAGGCCATGATGGCCACCCTCGTCGAAATTGACCACGCTTGCCCGCCCCAATACTGGTACGCCCGCTATGCCGGTCAGCGTCTCTGGTGTCGTCCAGCGCGAGAAGCGCCGGTCAGCAGTTGCTGGGTGGTTGTGCCTGGCCAGGGCGTCACCGAGCATCCCGATAACGTCATCTTCCCGGAGCATGCCTGGCAGGTGCGCGATGGTGAGGTGGAAACGGTCCTAATTGAGATCGATCCGCGCGCGCGGCAGATGGAGGCCAGGTTATGACCGACCTTAGCCTCTCCAGCGACATTGCCGCGGCGGCGCCAGAGCTGCAGCCGGCCTATCCCGTCCCCGCCAAGAATGGCGGCCGCCCGCTCTGGTCCGCGGCTGAGACCGCCCTCTTGCACCAGCATTACGCCCGCCTGGGACCGCTGGCCATCGCGCCCTATCTGCCCGCGCGTACCGTGCCCGCCATCCAAGAGCGCGCCCGTCACCTCGGCTTGCGCTGCCAACAACCGCATATCCCGATCCCTTCCACGCCCGCCCTGGACGCGGCCTTAAGGCGGCTCTATGCCAAGGGCCTGCCAGAGCCAGGGACCATGCGCCAGTTCTGTCGCCAGTGGCAGCGTAACCGCCAGTGGGTACGCAACCAGGCCATCCGCCTGGGGATCTGCGTGCCGCGGCGCGCCGGACCATGGAAACCGGACGAGATCGCCATCTTAGAGCGGCTGGAAGGCCGCGGCGCCAAGTATGTTCAGAAAGCCCTGGCCGCGGCGGGCTTCCAGCGCACCGAGCCGGCCATTGCCGAGCGCATGAAGGGCCTGGGGCTGGAGGTCAAGGATAAGACCGAGTTGATGACGGCGCGGGCGGTGGGCGAGCTGCTGGGCCTGGACATGCACGTCGTTACGGGCTGGATCAAAAGCCAAGCGCTCAAGGCGCGGCGCCATCTGGCCGAAGACGGCACCACCCTGGCCTGGGAGATCAGTAGGAAGGCATTACGAGATTTCATGGTCCGCTATCCGGGCGAATGGTATCCCGGACGGTGCGATCGTTACTGGCTGGTGGAGATGTTGGCGGGGAAGGTGGGGTAGCGCATGACATCTTTTCGTTCTTCTGTCGCCCCGAGGTTGTCAGTGGTTAGCCATGAATTGCCATCGCCGCCCTATGCGGCCGATATTAAGGCTAACGGTTATCGGCCGGAGGTTGACTGGCAACGGATTAAGGCTTCAAAGACTTGGAGGATATGTCCTCCTGAGCAGCGCAACAATTTGCTCAGGCTATGGATGGAATGCTGGAACGAGGTCCCGGCAGGCTCTTGGGAAGATGATGACGAGATCATTGCCGCTGCTATCGATATGCCGATAAGGCTGTTCCAGGCCCATCGCGATCAGCTTATGCGCGGATGGTATCTAGCGAATGATGGACGGCTCTATCACCCGGTGATTGCCGCCATGGTCAACGGAATGATTGAGAAGCGTCGTGATGGAGCAAGGAGAGTTCGTGATCATCGGGAACGGGCTAAAAACCAGAACAGTAATTTTACCAGCCAAGATCAGTTACATGTTAGTAACAATGATGTAACACATTACCAACCTGTTAGTAACGCACAGGAACAGGAACAGGAACAGGAACAGGAACAGGAATCCCCTGGTAGTGCTAACGCACTTGTCGAGTCCGCCCTGAGCGGACCCGACCTGGGGATGAAAAAAACGGGGGGGCAAAACCATCCACGATCACCACCAGACGTAAAACCAGTCGTCTTTGGCTCGGCTGATGTGCGATGCGTTTTTGACTACTGGCGGGAAGTAATGCAACACCCCAAAGCGATCCTGGATGACAAGCGAAGGCGCGCCATTGCCAGCCGACTTAAGCACGGTTACAGCGTGGAGCAGCTTAAACGCGCCGTGGATGGTTGTCGTGGCTCGCCTTGGCATCAGGGCCAAAACGAGCGACGCCTGGTGTATGACGACATTGAGCTGATTTGCCGCGATACCAAGCGTGTTGAATCCTTTTTGGCCAAGGCTGAAGGACAAAGCCAACATGAGGTCGATAAGCGGCGTGAACTGGACGCCTGGCTGAATGAGGGCGGCTGCATTGAGGGAGAATGTCGCCATGTCCAAGCCTGACAAGCAGCGTTTCTCAGAACTGCTGGACGATCTCGGGGCGATCTACGACAAGGAGGTATCCGTCAACCTCAAGCGCCTGTATTGGGAAGACCTGGGCCAGTATCCAATCGCCGCCATCGAGGCCGCCTGCCAGGCCCATCGCCGCGACCGCGACCGCGGGCGGTTCTTCCCTAAGCCAGCCGACCTGCTGGCCCGCCTCGGTGGCGATGCCGCCCACATCCCGCCAGAGGCCGCCTGGGCCATTGCCATGACCTCCATGGATGAGGACAAGACCATCGTCTGGACGGCAGAGATTGAGCGGGCTAGGGAGGCTGCAAGACCCCTATGGGAGATCAGGGACACGGTTGGTGCCAGGCTGGCCTTCGTTAAAGCCTACGAGGCCATCCTGCTCGCCACCACGACGCCACCACGCTACAAGGTCAGCGTCGGCAATGACCCTGCCCAGCGCCACGCCGCCGTCTCCAAGGCGATGACCGAGGGGCTGTTAAGCCATGACCAGGCCCAGCACTATCTGCCAGCGCCTGAGATTACCCAGGCGGGCGCGGCCATCGCGGGTTTGTTGACGGGCAAGGTGGTGGAGCTACCGCAGAATGAGGCGACGCGGGAAAGATTAGCAGCACTAAGAGCGAGCCTGAAGCGTCAAGCTGATGAACCGAGCTTGTCAGCATCGCGCCAAGCCGAAATGGAAGAAAGACGGATGGAAGCCTTGCGATATATTCAGGAGCGCTCGACTGGGAGCGCAGTGCATTGATGGCGAGCAAAGATAAATACTTGGCTTATCTTCGCAGCAATGACTGGATACAACTGAGTTTGGCTGCTCGTCTTAGGGGAGGAAATCGTTGTGAATTTTGTGGAAACAGTGGGGACCATGTGCATCATGTAAAATATCCTAAGTGTTTTACTGAAGATAATTTAGATAACCTTGTTGTTGTTTGCCAATATCACCATTCAATGCTGCATGGCATTAGAGGAGAAATTATGAGCGGAGATTGTATGCTTATTGAAGGTATAGAAGTAATTAAAGACGAAAATGGCGTTCGCTGGATGGATTTTGATGGGCTCTTTTCAAAAGTCTGGTCAGCGCAAGATGGGGTTGTATTGTATGGTGATCGCGCTCGCAGCGAGTCTATGAATGGCGCTTTTGCTCAGATTAGAGAAAAATGGAAAAGAATTGAGCGGTTTCAGTTGCCGGGAGGAACCTATCGATTGCGTTACCTTGTGACTGAGCAGGGCGCATCGCAGTTTGCAGCAAGCTACAGACATCACAAGATGGAGCCTTTTCAGGACTGGTTGTTTGAAACCGTACTGCCGCAGATTAGAAACACAGGAACCTATACGCATCTTCAAACTACCGGAAACCCGGTAGCAGACCTAGCCTTGCACATTAGCAAGCTGGGTGAGGCTACAGCACAAGCAGTGCTTGACGCGGAAAAAGCGTCAAAAATTGCAATTGAAGCAAAATTACATGCTGATATTGCAAATGAAAATGCTGACAAAGCAAATAAAATTGCAATTGACGCTGAAAATGACGCAAAAAAAGCAAATGAAAAAGTAGATGAAGTTGCTTTGCGATTAGATGAACTAACAGGAGGAAACTTTGCGCTAACTGCCAGACAAGCTTTGTTGCGCATGGGAGTTAATCCAGAAGAAATATATCGCGGAAGCCAGACTAATGCCATGGCGCTTGGTGCGTATGCGGCAAAATGGCACCGTGCTCATAATGTGCCAATGCCTCCAAAAATACCAGAGGGAACCTACATGGTTGGTGTCTATTCTCGGGATGCGTTGCGAGATGGAGTCAAGGCTCTTGGAATTTCTGCACAACAGGCCATTCACTGAATCAAGTGATAACCACCGCTAACACTCAGCTCGACCTCCTCGACGGCCGCCGCAAGAAGCGCAATCCCCGTGTCCGCACCCCCGAGCACCTGGAACAGGTCGCCCTGATGCAATGGGCCAGCCTGCCCGCCGTGCTCAAGCGGCACCCGGAGCTGCACCTGCTGCATGCCGTCCCCAATGGCGGCCACCGCTTTCCGGCCGTGGCCAAGGCGATGAAGGAGGAGGGGGTCAAGGCCGGGGTGCCGGACTTAGACCTACCCGTACCGCGCGGGGAGTTTGTCGGCTTGCGGATTGAACTCAAGGCTAGGGGGGGAAGGTTGCAGCCAGCGCAGTCGTGGTGGCTCCAGCACCTCGCTGCGCATGGTCATCAAGCCATGGTATGTGTCGGCTGGGAGGCGGCCAGAGAGGCGATCTTGGCGTATCTGGCCCTGCCAAGACCGGGCTGGTTTGTCCAGGGATCTACGTCATGAGCGCGACCATCATCCATCGCCGTTGCTTCGACGACCGCTGCCGGGTGCGGGCGGACTGCCCCCTCTACGCCCGGCGCCACGACCGCCAGCAGGGGGCGGGCGCTTCGACCTGGCGCCATGGCTGGGAGTATCCCGGCGGCCCCTGCGCAGTGGCCATGGCTGATGCCATTGCGACAGCCATGGCGGATGACATCGAGGAGGACGTATGAGCCAAGACCACGCCCTTTACGCCACCACGCCAGCCGCCGATCCTGGTCCTGCCATTGAGCCCTATCCAGAGGCCCTACGCCGGACACCGGATGCCGAGGAGGACGAGCTTTCCGAGGATCGCAAGTACGCCGGGGCACTTGCCGACATCACCGCCTGTTGCGTCAGCGTGCTGAAAGAAGCCGACATTGGCCGCGCGGCGGAGTTGGGGATCAAGGTGATGGAGCGGATTACCGATGCGCTAGGCGGCCAGGTGATCTATCTGCCGTTTAACCGCAACTACCGCGCCGGGCTGCGCAATCTGCGCATCTGGCATGAGTATGACGGCACCCGCGGTGGGCTCAATGGCACCGCCGCCCTGGCGAAGCGTTACAAGCTGAGCGAGATCTGGATCTACCGCATTTTGGACGAACAGCGCGAGCTGCATCGCAAGAAAGTGCAAATGCCATTGCCCGGAATGGATTCCTCAGGTAATTAGCCATTTAATTTTAATTAAACTGGTCACTTACGCGCGCTTACTAGCCTAACGGCCAGAACCTCGCCAGGAGCTACCGTGACCGCTACCACCGCCCCAGGCAGTCAGTCAGGCAGATCAGCCCTTAACCCGCCGGCGACAGGGACCAGGCCAGTGGCGGAGCTGCTCGTCTCGCCCGCGACGCTGGCCTTCCTCAAGGGCTTCGAGGGTTTGAAGCTGACCGCCTATCGCGACGCGGTGGGGGTGCTGACCATCGGCTGGGGCCATACCGGCGACGTGCAGCCCGGCCAGCAGATCAGCCTGCATCAGGCCGAGATCCTGCTGGAGCTGGACGCCAACCGGGCCGCCGCGGCGGTGCGCCGCCGGGTCAAGGTGCCGCTCACCCCGAGCCAGTTCGATGCCCTGGTGAGTTTCACGTTCAACCTGGGCGAGGGGCGCCTGGCCGCGTCCACCCTGCTGCGCAAGCTCAATGGTGGCGACTACCGGGGCGCGGCCGAGGAGCTATTGCGCTGGGACAAGGGCACGGTGCGCGGCCGCAAGGTGGCACTGCCGGGCCTGACCCGCCGGCGTTGGGCCGAGCGGGAGTTGTTCATGCGCGGCGTGCGGGAGGAGGCGTCGCCATGAGCGAGGAGGCCTTCATCCTGCTGATCGACGGCCTGGTCATCGCCGCCATGGCCTACCTGTTTTTCCTGTGGCTGGGAGACGACGATGACCAAGGCTGAGGTCCTGGAGCTGCAGCGCAGTCTCAACCAGTCCGGCGTCGCTCGCCAGGCGCTGGGCGAGCCTCTGGTCGAGGATGGCATTTATGGCCCGCAGACCGCCGCCGCGTATCGCGCACGGCTGGCTCAGGAGCCACCACAGGCGCTTGTCATCCTGCCGCCCGTGTCCAAGCCATGGTGGACCAGCCGCGCCGTCCTGGGGCTGCTGGCGAGCCTGCTGGCCATGCTGGCCGGGCGCTTCGGTTGGAGCATCGACGATGACCAGATTACCGCCGTCCTCTTGCAGCTTGTCGAGGCCGGCGGGCTCATCTTTGCCGCCTGGGGCACCCTTCGCCGCCAGGCGCCGAT